CAGGTCGCCAGCCTAGTGCAGATCGTCAACGCGATCGCCATGGGCACCATGCCACCCGACACGGCCAAGGCAGTCATCGCTTCCGCGTTCCCGACGATGGACTCGGCTATGATCGATTCGATCGTCGATCCGATCAAGCCCGGCAGCGTGTCACCTGATGGCACACCCGCACCCGTCGCAGCCGAGGCACCCATCGGGCCAGATGGCGAAGTGGCCGCAGCCGCCGAACCACCGCCTGGCGAGTTCGCGAACCTGTCTCGCCAGCAGCTCAAGCGCCAGATGGCCGCGATCGATGACGGACTGAACAAGGTCAAGTCCGGCGAGTGGACCGTCCAACGCGCTCGCGTGTTCTATGGCAGCATTGGATTGACACAACAGACGATCGACAATCTTTTGAGCGAATACGAGCTGGCACCATCGGAGGAAAGCAATGGTCAAGCATAGTGACGAATGCTACACGCCAGCGTGGGTTTTTGATGCGTTGGGTGTGCAGTTCGACTTGGATGTGTGTGGTCCGAAAACCGGCGCGTGTGTTCCTGCGTTGAAAACGTACACCATCGAAGATGATGGTCTATCTATGCCATGGGGGGGGTGTGTTTGGATGAATCCGCCATTCAGTAAGCCACGACCATGGGTAAAAAAGTTCATGGCACACGGCAACGGGATAGCGTTGTTGCCATTCGCTAAGTCTCAGTGGTTCAACGATCTACTCGAAACAGATCCACTGTTGGCAGTGCTCGATCCAAAGATACGATTCACGAAGGACGGCAGGCAGCACTCCATCTTTATGGCTGTTGGTTTGTTCGGAATAGGCAGCGCAGCACGTGATGCTTTTGCTCGATTTCGCGAGTACACGAAAGCGAGCAAAGTGTGTCATCCCTGACGCGTGAGACCAAGTCACGCACCGGGTGGCGGCTGCGAGCGTACACGGCCACCGGTCGCAAATCGATTTGGTTGGGGGACATCCCCGAGGCCGACGCAGTCGCGGTCCAGCGTCACGTCGACGAGATCCTCGCCGCACAAACCGCCGACCTCCCGCTGCCGCGTCAGACCGTGCGGTGGCTGGACCAAATCTGTCCAGCACTGCGCCGCAAGCTCTCCGCAATCCTCGGCGCGACCCACACCGTTGGGACCGCTATCGACGCCTACGTCACCGAGACGCGCGAGCGGTTGGCGATGGCCACCTGGAACGATCGCCAGCGGTCGCTCGAACTGCTGCGCGATGCACTCGATCAGCGGCCCATTGATCGCGTATCGACCGAGGATGTCACCGAGTGCCACCAGTCCCTCACTGTGGGTGAATCGACCCGAGGCAAGATCGCTGCAGGATGGCGCGCGTTTTTCCATTGGTGCATCGACCGCAAGCTCATCGCCGACAATCCGGCTCGGGAGCTATCGACCAAGATCAACGTCCGCGAAAAGCATTTTGTCCCGATCGGTGTCGCGGCCAAGCTGATCGAGATCGCCACGCCCTCGATGGCGGTTGCAATCGCCATGAGCCGATTTGGTGGCATCCGCGTTCCGTCCGAGCTGCGATCCCTCACCTGGGACGCGATCGACTGGGACCGCAAACGGATCGCCATCTGTGACCACAAACGGAACACCACGCGGACCATCCCGCTATTTCCCGAGATCGCCGCGGCCCTCGCGCGTCATCCGCGAGATGTCCCGCTGTGCGGTGATCTGATCGACGGCAGCGATTCCGGCATGGCCTGTTGGCTGCTTAACCTGATGGCGATCGCCGGCGTGACGCCATGGCGTGCGCCGTGGCACTCGATGCGAGCCACGCGTGAGACGGAATTGATTGAGCGGTATGGACTCGCCACCGCGTCGCAATGGATCGGCAACAGCGCCGCCGTCGCGATGCGATCGTATGCCATGGTCACCGACGACCATTGGCACCGCGCCACGACGTAGCTATCGCTGCCAAGCGATGGCCATCACCTGGCGGTGATAGCTACTGCCAAAGATAAACGGCGTTTACTTCAGAGATGGCGATCCCCATTTGTAACAGCCGTTGGGCGGGTTTTTAGGAGGTGGTGGTAAGGTCGATTGCATGACCAAATCGACCACACGGGAACGCCTTGAGCGGACCCGGCGACGACGCGAGAAGCGCCTCGCCCGAAATCGCGATCGGCTCCACGCCGCCGAGGATCGTGGGCTCGACCTGCGAGCCACCGGTGAGCCTCTGTCGTTGTGTGCCATGGATGGGTCGGACGCTCCAACGCTGCCGCGTTTCAACGCGATTGCGTACACGGGTGGCCCGATGTTCCCCAAGCTCGCCATCGCATGGAATGGACCGGTGTATGTCGATTTGTCAGGTCTGGACGCGGTGGCCACGAATCCCATCCATCGCGACCATGACGAGGGGAAGCCAATCGGACACTCCGTCGCCGTAGACAACGACGGCACGCGATTGGTTTGCTCCGGTGTTTTTTCGGTCAACTCGAGCGATACCTCCGAGATCGTGGAGTCGGCCAAGCAGGGATTCCCATGGCGCCCATCGGTTGGCGTCAAGATCGTTTCCTACACCACGCTCCAAGCCGGCCAAACAGCCAGCATCAACGGACGCATCGTCGAAGGTCCAGCACTCTGGGTCAAACGATCGGTCCTCAAAGAAATCTCCCTCGTCACCATCCCTGGCGACGATTCCGCCACCATCTCCATCGCCGCGAGCCAAGCCACGCCCATGGTCCCAGACTTCGCATCCTACTGCCAATCCCTCGGCGTCGATCCCGCCGCCGCATCTCCCGAACTGCTGCAGGCTCTGCAGATGGCTTACGCCGAATCGATCGAGCCGAGCGACTCTCCTGAACCTCCTCCGCCGTCCCCGCTAGGCATGGATGCCGGCGGGTACGGTCCCGCCAAACCGATGATGTCCGGCGCCCCGGACACCGCTCCCATGTCTGACGAAAAGGAAAAGCCCGTCATGGCAAACGCCCACTCGCCCGTCGATCTCGCCGCTGCTGATGTCTCCACCTACCGCGCCGCACTCGCGGCGGAGGTTGAGCGATCCAACCAGGTCCGTGACCTGTGCGCCAAATTCGGTAGCCCACAAATCAGCATCGACGGCAAGAACGTCGACCTGGCCGCGCATGCGATCGCCAATGGTTGGGACAAAGACAAAACCGAACTCGAGGCCCGACGCCATCTGGATCTCGAGGCGACCCGCGACTCACGCCCTCGCGGGCCCGCCATCCACTCTCACTCGCGCGACGAGCGGCAGTCCCTTGACGTGCTGCAAGCCGGGATGCTGCTCCGCGCGGGTTGCGATCTCGACACCGCGCAGTTTGAAAACCGATGGGTCAAGGCCAAGCTTCCCAAGTGGTTGCAGGCCGGCCTCAACGATCCGATCCGTCAACGGACTATGGACAACGGTCACGCAGTCGCCGACCTGTCGCTCGTCGACGCATGCCGATTGAGTCTCAAGGCTCGCGGCCATGACGTTCCCAATGGCCGAATGGACATGATCCAAGCAGCCTTCAGCACCGGTTCCGCTGCCGCATTGTTCGGTGCGACGATCGGCGCAAAGATGCTCGAATCCTACGCCGAAGTCGACGACTTCTCCCAAGGCTGGTGCAGCGAAGACGAAAACCCTGACCTCGAGCAACACAACCGCAACCGGACCCAAGCGGCCCAGTCGCTGGTTTATCATCCCGTCGGTGGCGAAGCGGCCCACACCGGTCGCGTGGTCACGAGCGAAAAGGCTCAGGTCTATCGATTCAGCCGCCAGATGAAGATCGACGAAGCCGACGTCCTCGGCGACAACTTCTCCAAATTCAAGGACACGCCGCGCGACTTCGGTCTCGCAGCTGGTCGCGTTCGCCCGGACATGGTCGCGATGGTGCTGCTCAGCAACCCAACGCTGCTGGCAACCGGTCGAGCCCTGTTCAACACGACCGACGGCAACATGGTCGCGAGCGGAAAAGCACTTGCACGTGGCACGCTGTCCGAATTGATCGCTGCGATCCGCAAGCGCAAGGACGGCGACGCGAACCTCGATTTGCCGGTCACTCACTTGATCGTGCCGCCGGATCTGCTCGATACCGCAAATCAGTTGTGTTACTCGGTCGTAATCAGCAACGACAGCGGCGCGGGTGAAATGAACCCGATTAAGCAATACGGGATCCTTCCCGTCAGCGAGCCACGATTGTCGACCGGGATCACCAATCCGATTACCGGCGCATCGCTCGCCGGATCGACAACCATGTACTACGGCGTCTCCGACAAGTCACGCACGATCGAGGTGACCTACCTGCAAGGCGCCGGCCGAACCCCTGTGGTTCGGTCCGAGACCTTGACCGGTGGCGAGTTTGGACTCGCGATCGATGTCCGACATTACGTCGGCGCGACCGCCCTCGATTGGCGCGGATTCCATCGCTTCAACGCGTAAGGCGACCCATGAAAATCAAACTCAATACCACGGTCTATTTTGACGGCGTACCGTACCCGTCGGGATCCATCATCGATCCCGATGCGATCGGCGCGAACGGCGAAGCGATCGTGCATTGGATGTGGGGCGAGCCCGTCGACGACGACGAGCCGGTCGCCATCGTACCGGTCTACTCGGAGCCAGACGTCGAGCTAGTCGCGCAACCCGTTGCTGAGCCGATCGTCGAGCCAGTTTTAGAATCTGTACCAGAGGTATCGGCAACACCCGTCGTTTCCTCAATCCCTGAACCAACCCCCGAACCCGTTCCCGAACCGCCAGCACCGCGGCGCAAGCGGACCAAGTAACCCAAGTATTTGCTGTAAGGACTCCAAGCAATGCCCGATTATGTAAAGTCTGCCGAACTCCGCACCGTGACCGCAGGCTCCAATCTGCTCAGCGGTGACCTGGTCCTCACTCCCGATCGACTGGTCGGCTACGTCGAGGCCCAACGCGGGATCCTCAACGGCGAGACAGGAACCGTCCGCGTCGCCGGTGTCGTCCGCTGCAGCAAGTCCAGCGCATCCGAAGTGATCGCCGCGGGTGATCGTATCAGCTACAACACCAGCACCAAGGTCGTGACCGTGCTCGATGCCGGCAACCCTGCCTCGGGCTCGATCATCATCGGTCTCGCGGTCGCTGCGTCCGGAAACGGTGTCACCACTGTCGACGTTGAACTCAACGGACACGGCGAAACCGAACCGGTCAACAGCACCGTCAAGCACTTCCGCCGACGCTGCACGGTGGCCGAAATCAACGCTGGTCTGACTCTCCTGCCTGCCAAGGCCGGTATCCAATACCGCATGGTGGACGCGATCATGATTTCGATCGGTGGAGCGGCTGCGACCGCAAACTCGGTGGACATCCTCGCCACGCAAGCGGCATCGGGTGTCAAGCTCGTCGCCGCTGCGGTCGCTGGCCTGACGCAAAACACCGTCGCCCGCGCCGGTGCAACCAACATCGCCGTACTCGCCGACGGTGCATCGTTCGTCGAAAACGACGTCAACACCGCCATCACGATTGGCAAGACGGGATCCAACGTCGCAACGGCTACCCACGTGGACGTGCTGCTCAGCTACGTCGAACAGGTCGCCTAACATGATTTGCCGACGAATCTGCTCGCCCGCGCAATGGATCACGGTTGCCATCGCTGCTGCATTCTGCAGCGGCGGATGCAACCACCCCGATCGATGCCCGTGCATCGAGACAACCATGCCATGCGATTGTTGCCAGCACTGCCTAACGCACTGCGGCAAAGATGCCAGCGACTCGCTCGGCAAATGCTGCACCTGTTGCGATTGTATTTGCAAGTAGCTATCGCTGCCAAGCGATGGAAATGGAGCTGCGATGGGAATGCTCGAGAACGCAACCGCAGCTCTCGCGTCGATCCTCGACACTCACGCGTCGGTCCCGATCAGCTACTCTCGAGGCATGACCACCATCAGCAGCCTAACCGCGATCCGCGGCTCGACCCCGTACGAAGCTAGCGACGCCGAAGGGATCATCCATCGGACCATCGCCCGTGATTACTTGATGAAGGCCGACACGTTTCCGTTCTCCGACATGCCGCGAGACGGGGACATCATCACCGACGACGGCGAGCATTACCTCGTCCACTCGATGACGGGCGAGCGACCATGGCGATACAGCGATCCCGGCCAATCAATCCTCCGCGTCCACACGAAAAAACAACCGTAGCCGCTGCCGCCTAGGCTGCGGTCAACTGCGTCCTACGCTGCCGCCTAGGCTGCGGTCAACTGCGTCCTACGCGGCCGCAGCTACACGTAGCCGCTGCCGCCAGGCTGCGGATAACACCAAGCAGATCACACCATGCCCGTCGCCGTTGACCGCCTGATCCTCGACGACATGTCGACCCTCATCGTCTCGGGCTCGATCGCGAAACCGGACAACCTGGGCCCGATCGTCGCTGATGACGTCACCATCGACTACCTGCCTCGCTTCGAGCCCGCGGATTTGGACGATCTAAAAATCGTCCTTGCCCCGCGATCCCGAACGACGACCATCGCATCCCGCGCCTCACGGCAACGCGAGCTGCAGGTCCAGGTCGCGATCATGCAATCGGCGACCGCCGACTCCGCGAGGTTTACCGCATTGATCGACCTGACCAACGACGTTGAGCAGCGGCTGGCCCTGGCGTCGGTGATCACCGGCGCGACCTACCGCGCGACCTACGTCGAATCGTCGACGCAGTTGTACGACATCGCCGCGCTGGAACAGCATTCTGTATTTCGTTCCGTGATCACACTCACCTACCGAATGACTAC